ACAGTGTTCGTAATAGTATTCTATTGCCGTCTCACAATTGTTAAAATACCCCACGAATTCTAGATCGTCATAGTCGCCACTAAGACTTACTGTCAAAATGAATGCGCCTTCTGTTAAAGTCATATCTTTTTCTCCTAAAAGAATGCTTCTAGTAACCCATCTCGTCTGACTATATGTCCTTGCAATGTAATTCTGTATTCATTAGGAACATATTCTTTCATACCTGCTATCCTATGAATTGTTTGACCATTATGTATCACTAGGTCTTTCTCATTATACGCTAAGTGTTGTGCTTGATGAAAGTCATCAAAATAGTCCATACCTCCTCCTGATTTAGGTAGCTTGATAACAAGTGTAAATGCATAACTATCTATATTATCTAACCCTAGTGTAACGTGAGGATGGTCCTGGTGCCACTTACCTGATATAGCTAGAAATTTTTTATCTGATGGAAATATATGGAATCCCGGTACTCTTAACTCAGTTGTTAAATAAATATCTTCTGCAAACACACTATTCAATACTATTCCTATCTCTGTATACAAATCAGCAAATACGTGTACCATCATCTCATTTTCTTCTTTTAAATTATTGTAGTATGCGTCAGTCTTACCATCAAGATATGCACATCTACCTAGTGTAAAGAAAGGATACTTATCTGACCTATCAATCCATTTATCTTTCATACTTAATACTTTACAGGCAACAGTGCCTATATCTATATCCATAGGTATAGTAGTAAATGGGGATTCTTGTTTAACTGTTTCTTCTTCCCATTCAATATCTAAGTCCATCAACACTCTCCATAATTATCTGCGTACCCACCCTCACAAGTAATAGGTAAATCTTTACCCCACTTGGGCGGTATTGACATCTCTTTCATCATAAACTCTAGTGCCATGTCTTTTTCTTCTTCAGGTGCAACGCAAACTATTGCATCATGTACGGTAAGTATAGGTTTATATTTATTATTTATAGCTATCATTTGTTCACCTATAACTATTCTAGCTAACGCTTGAACTACATTCTCAACTATAGAACCTCCCCAAACTGTAACTTTTCCTCGTCTTGACTTATAAACGAACTCACTGCGAGGTCCTGACACGTCTTTCTCAAGGTCAGGGTAGTACAGGTATAGCCCATTTGGTAGTTGAATTCCCTCTTTAGTTACTTTTAAGACGTTGTGTTTACCTATATAGTATGGAGTTTTTCCATCTTGCCATGACGCTATATCACTTATAGCTCTATCGCATTCTGCCCATAAGTCAATAACTTTATGGTTAATCTCTCTATATACTCTCACTAAATTCTGACATTCAAAATCAGGTAACTTAGCACCTGGTGGCTGTGTTTCCAATGTGTGTTGCAGTTTCTTCCAACCTGTACCATATCCTAATCCAAGCACGCAAGTCTTACCCACAAACCTTTCAATCTTATTAGCTTTTGTAATTTCTCTGTTATATACCTTTGACGCAAAATTAGAATAAACATCTTCGCCTTTTCTAAATTGCTCAGTAACATCTTCTTGCCCTGCAAGCCATACCAATATACGAGCCTCAATCTGAGAGGAGTCAACATTTAAAATTACATGATTATCAGGTGGAAGTATTCCATTCTTTAGCGCCCTCTTGTTTGGATCTCTGCTTGGTAAGTTTTGAAAGTTAATTTTATCTTGACCAGACCATCTACCTGTATGAGCCCCATAGTATCTTAATGGTACAGGAAGAAGGCCTTTGTTCCGTGCACCAATGTCTAGAAATCTTTTAATTCGTGATTCTTCCATTGTTGACTTAGTACCAAGCCTTACAGAACATAGCTCTTGAATAAAGCTATCTTCGTGTTCACACAATTCTATAAATCCTAAATCATTTTTAGCTAATGCATAAGTTAGTTTGCCTGTTGCAGGGGATTCTTTTAATGGTACTGTAATTCCTAGTTCTTCTAATAAATCAGCAAATTGATTGTTACTTGCTAACTTCTTACGTACATCTTCAGAAGTTTCACATTTAAGTTTTTTCATTAGCCCTTGTAAAAGTTCTTCTTTCTCCTTTTCTACGTCTTCAAGTCGTGTGATTAATAGTCCATCATCTACTGTTAATGTGGGCTCGGTATACATCCGAGTTGTTATATCTATCAGTTGGAATTCTTCTAAAGGAAATGAAACGTTGAGTGCTGCGAAAAGTTTTGCTGTTAATTTTACATCGTTCTTACAATACTCTCCGTACTGATGTAATTCATGTGATTGGAAATCTTCTAAACGTTTACCTTTAGCGTCCAGAACTTCTGTTCCTTTTACACCTAAATTATATCTTTCAGATAATGCTTTAAGTGAACCCCCTGCATTTGTGCCATGTATTGCTCTAGCCATAGATAACGTATCTATATAGACTTTTGGAACTATTCCAAATATCCACGCAAGGATAGCGCCGTCGAAGTGTATGTTATGACATATCAATCCTGATTCTTTCCAATTAAAAGTATTTAATACCTTTTGTAACTCTTCGTGAGAACCTGTATGCCAAGTGCACGAACCATCATCAACTTTTATTGCAAAGCCTATTACTTGAAATTGAGGATTCTTAATATATTCTTCAGTAGTAAGGGCTTTTAGTCCGTATCCTGTGTCATAGAATGTTTCAAAATCAAGGGTTATTATTTGTTTTATTTTTTCTCTCCTTTTGGCATTCCATGTACTATTTCTAAATATTTTACAATGTCAGGTAGTTTATCCATTCTGATTGAAGCTATGTCTTTTTCTGTATCAATTTTAATATCAAACAATTGACAAAAGTCAGTAAAAAGTTCGTCTTTGTTTAATTGTTCTTCAGTTCGATTGTTTAAATTTTTTTTCTTTGTCATTTTTATTTTTATTTTTCCTCTCTTTTTTACGTTTTTTTATGCAGTAACCTCTGATATTAAATATTCCCAACTCACTCTCCATACCACAATACCATTTGCCACTGTCATTAATTTTTGCGTCATCGCTACACTCACAACAAACAGCAGGTCCAATTTTGTTGTCCTCTTTAATAATCATAGTTTGTTTGCATAATATTCATGTTCGTTACGACAGATAGGAGAACACCATCTTCTCTTATCATCTATTGGTTTTTCACACCAAAGACATTTACCTGTTTCGTTTTCAGGCACTTCTGTATTAACAGATTTTAAAGTAGCGTCTAACTGCTTTTGTGATTCTTCATTAGCGTTATCAGCTTCATCACTCATACCATATAACCCTTTGTCCATGGACTTTTTCTTATTCTTTGTTTAGCAGTGATGGGTTTAGGTAGGACAACTCCCCACCTTTCTAATACTGAAATAGCTACCCCTGCATAAACTGCTACTTTGTTTCTTGTAGTTTCAGGTTTTCTATTCATATAATCTTCTGCTCTTTCTATAATCTTTTTCTTTTCTTCTTCAGTGTAAGCCACTTTTGGCATTCCTTTTCCTTTCGTTAATTTACCACGCGAGAGTTAGCTTAGTAAGTACCTAAGATAACTGGTTTCAGTCTTCGCAATTACCACCAACACAAAACTTACCATTAAGTATTTCATCGGCTATATCTACATTAGCTTTTTCAATATCTTCGGTAGCTGGTTTGTTTACTGACTCATTTATAAATTCTTCTAGCTTACTTGCGTACCATCTTAATTTACCAGCGTCATTCGACTCGTCTTGTATAGAACCTTTCAATCCTATGCGTGTATTGTATTTCATTATTGTGCCTTTAAGATAACCTTTGTATTCCTCATCAGTTAGTTTAGCACGAATAACTTTTATTGTTTCGATACCTTGCAAATAATGTGGAGGGTTTTCCACAACATCATTCGTATCCATCTGAATTACCTCACTTTAATTTGTGTAACAACGACTCTAACATATGTATATTATGTTCGTCAATTACTATTGAGAATCCTTTTGAAGTTTGAATATCTTTGAGATGTTTCTTTTGAAGTGCAGTAGGTTTACCTCCATTGGCTTTGCACTCTATACCAACGAATAGTCCTTTGTAACAAGCAATGATGTCAGGCACACCACTTGCCCCGTAACCCCCTGTCGAGGGCATACAATGATATGCACCTAGCTTGTCTAATATGTTTTTTACTTTTACTTTAACTTTCTTTTCAGGTGTCATCTAATATAAGTAATGGTTAATTACCCATTCTTTAAATAAAAAAAGGGACTCATAAAGAGTCCCCTTGAGAGATTTATAATGAGTAGAACTATTCTACATCATCTTTCTTATCTTGTGCAACACCTACAACAAATAATGTTGCTCGTTCACAATCCTCATCTAAATTAAAATTAGAACAAACTTCATTCCAATCGTTTTTAAAGTCAGCTTTGTTGATAACAAACATACCCCCTGAGTTGTAAGGTTTCCAACTATTGTCTGCTAACGCTTTCTCTTGTTTCTTAGTTAGTTCAAATGTATTACTCATCTTCACTCTCCTCTAAAGGTTCTTTGTTAAACTTCACAATTACATGGTCAGGCTTGGTTTCAATAAACTCCCAATTGCTATGACCAAATGTATTTCGGCAATACTCGTCCAGTAAATCAGTATCAAATTCCATCTTCACTCTCCTGTCTTCTTGCTCGAATGTCAACGTCCATTACTTCCCATGTGCGGTCTTCCCTAGCAATTCTTTTTGCTTGAGTTGTGCTTACTGCCATGATGTCCATCGGTACACAATACTGCGTGACATACACTCGAAAATGTTTTAGTTTACTCATCTTCACTCTCCTCTATTTGTTTTAAAAGACTTTCGGCACACTCCATTCGCCCTACATGAATGTCGTATGAACCATCGCTCATCTCTACTGTTCCGTTTACAACAGGGTCGTTGTGTTGTATTTCATTTACTAGCCATTGCTTTATTTGTTCTACTGTCATAACGCACCTCCGTATTCATCGTACATAGGTTCTTCACGCATAGCCTCGTAAACTTCCTCATAAATTTTGTCGATTTCAGTATACGATAACTTATAGTCTTGCTCATATCCATCGTCATCTTCATATGTAGCTATTCCATATATGACAGGGAAGCTACCCCCATCATCATATTCAATGTCATACAGAATAACTATAGGCACTTCTACTTCATCAAGAGCTTTGTTAAATACATACCCTCTTGAGTCCCAATAATTTGCATACCATAATTTATTCATGATATCCTCCTCGATATTGACAATCGTCTCGGTCAATGTCCTCTTGTTTCTCTACACGAATATCACAATCAGCTACTTCCCATTCATTATCCTCAGTAGCCATTCGCTTAGCCTCCTCAGTGCTACTTGCTACTACATCAATAGGTACACAATACTGTGTAATGAATACCCTATAACTTTTATGCTCACTCAT